GCGGTGGCGTCGATGATGTAACCGCCGGCCTTGAGCTCGCGGAACTTGGCATTGATCGACTCGATCATGTCTTTGACCAGGGTCGGGTGCATGGGCAGGTCGATGTACTGCAGCTGCGCTTCGGCGATGGTGTCGGCCAGAATCTGCGCGGTACGGGTGGCTGACTCGAACGCAAACAGCGGATCATCACTGAGCGTGCGGCAGCCCCAGAAGCGATAGCCGCGGCTGTTGATCAGTGTGGTGATGTCATTGGCATTGAGCAGGCCGGCATCGGTCTGCGGATCCTGCAGGTCCCAGGTGACATCGGCACTGATGCCGGTGACGCCCTGCACCGGCACATTGGACAGGGTCTTGTGCCAGCCGGTCTGCTGATCGATCAGGGCGCGCAGTCCGATCGCCCGTGCGGTGGCGTAGCTGATGGCTGGAGCGTTGGTGGTGGTGTCCCAGGCTAGGAAATCGGGCCAGATCATCATCAGCTCGCGATCGCCAAATTCCTTTCGGTAGGTCAGGATCTCGGCCACGGTTTTGGCCTCACCCACGCCCACGTAGGCAATGGCGCGTAGCTTCTTGCAGATCGAGGCCAGGGCGGCGGTCACCGGCTTAGGGTCCAGGCCCGGCGCGCCCAGAATGCGCGGCTTCACGCCCAGCTTGCTCTCGGCCACCAGCAGCGCCTGCAGGCCCGTGTAGCGACCCTCGACCACCGTGCCGATGACATTGCTGGTGGTGGCGTCACTGTCTTCGCCTTCTTCGACCCGCACCACCACGGTGACCGGGTTGGACTGGTCGGCGACCGCCGTCAGTACGCCGGCCAGAGTGCCGGTGGTGCCGGCTTTGCCAATGGCGCCGCGCACATCGGTCAGCAGCACCGGGGTGTCCAGCGGGAAGGTGGCCTCATCGGCGTCGGGGGCGGTACACACCACACCGACGATGGCCGTGGCCACGGTACGGATGGGGCGAATTCCGCCGTTGAGTTCAACCACGCGCACGCCGTGGTGGTAATCCTGGGCCATGGAGGGCTCCTGTGGCTAGAGGGTGGGGAAACGCAGGGGGACGGTGAGCGAGGTGGCCGGCCGGCCATCGCTGGGTCGGTAGTCCAGCTCGAGCACGAAGGCGCCCGGCGCGCCAGCCGGCGTCAGGGCGATCCGAGTCAGCCGGATCCGGCTCTCCCAGCGCATCAAGGCGGTGGCGATGGCGCCAAACAGCTGCAGGCGCGTGCGCTCGTTGAAGGGCTGGTCGATCAGGTCCGGCAGCAATGAGCCGTAGTCGCGCCGCTGGATGCGCGAGCCGAGCGGGGTGGTCAGAATGTCGGCAATGGACTGCATCAGGTGTGCAGTGCCGGCGATGGCGCGGCCGGTGCTGGCGTTCATGCCGCTCATTGCGGGGCTCCGGTGTTACCGCTGCCGGGCTGGACGCCCGGGTGGGTGTGGCCCACCAGGCTGACGCCACTAGCCACGACGTCGGCACCGGCCTCGACCGAGCCGGACACGGTCACACTGCCTGTGATGGTGACCGGGCCGGTGATGCGCACGCCGCCATCGGCAACGATAGACACGGTGCCGCCGGTTGGCAGGGTGGCGGCCAGCGAATGGGCGGCACTGTCGTAGGCTACGGTGGCGCCGTCGGCGAACTGGACCAGGGTCAGATCGGGACTGCTGGACGGTGCCGGGAACGCATCGCAGAACAGCCCGCGCAAGGCGATGGCATTGGCTAGATCGCCATCCACGCACAGCAACAGCACCTGCTCGCCGATGGAGGGCGGGCCCCACACACGCACGCTACCGGCGGCAGGCGTGAGCCAGGGGATCAGGTCCGTATGTACCTGGCCACTGCGCACGCGACAACGCGCCGAGGCGTGATCGACCTGGCTGATCGAGCCCTCGCGCAGGAGGTTGTTGAGTTGTTGGGGCAGGCGCGAATCCATGCGCTTACGGTGCCGCACGCCACTCGCGCGCGCACGGAGTGGGCCGTGTAGAGCGGCGCCCTACATGTGCACGACAACGGTGCGTGATGACCGCACTCGTTCAGGCGTGCGTGATCGGATTGCGCCGAAGTTAGGGCTGTCAGTGGGCGAACTGGCGCGATGAGGGAGCTCAGGTCACGTAGGGTGCCTAAGCTGATCGGTCCTCCAGATCCTGCCTCTTCTCCCCCGTCGAGGCAGGACTGGAGATCGGTCACCGCTGTGCTAGCGAAGGCAATGACATAGGAGCGGCAACGTCGTATTGGTCAGGATCGCTGCATCCGGGCGAGCTCGGCGAGATAGCTGCCGTAACGTTGGCACGAGGCCTCCAACTTGGGGATTTGAGATTCCAGGCGAGCCAAGTGGAGTTTGCTGGGCAGGTGAGCGGCAGATACAGTGATATAAGCTGCTTCATATGCGGGGTTTTGCTTCCGCAGAAGTTGCAGGCCAACCTTGTCCTGGTTTTCTATTTTACGGATTACCAGCTTCTCGGCCGAGTTCATAGTCGCCAGGCGGGCCTCAATGGCCGGAATCTGGGCATTTGCTCCGAGAAGCGCTGCTTTCGCTTTCTCGTTTTTGGCAGCGACCAGATTCTGGCAAAAGGGCCGGTGCCAGGCACTACCCGAGCCCAGTTTGGTGGCGCTGTAGCTGCTGCTGCACAGGTAGGTCTTAGCGATGTGCCAGATGGCGTTACCGATGTGCATAGATGACCTCTTCTGTTGGAGAGAACCAAGTCTGCTAATGGAAAACAGGGCGAGGCATCGAATGCATTCGATTACCGAGTGGTTGCAGATTACTCGGTTCAGCCCATCAGTTATGAAGACCGGCTCAATTCACGGGCGCGTGATCGGCGGGAGCAGACAGTGGCCCTGCCAGGTGCTCATCTGGCTCGTCGATTGCTCAGGTTCGAGGGTGCCTGAGCCGGTCCGCACCCTCCGGGTTTGCTCATTCCCCCCTTCCTGGCAGCCCGGAGGGTGCGATCGTCAAACGACCGACTGGCCTGAGGGCCGCGCGATCTGGATCCAGCCTTCCGGCTCAACAAAGCGCACAGGCGCTTCCACGTCTGCGGGTGGGCGCATGTCGGTGAGCTCATCAGGCAACGGCTCGCCCGGCGGCAGCGGCGATGCAACACTGCCATCGGCCTTGTGCCACAGCGGACGGCCACTGTAGTCAGGGATCAGCTCCCAGGCCTGGGCCTGCGCGTTCCACACGTTGCGCAGCGGCGCGCCTGGCTCGATGGTCAGCGGCGGCAGCACCGTCAGCCCTTCCGGCAGGTCGTCACCCAGCTGCAAGCGGTTGGGCAGCGGCGTGGCCGTGCCGGTGTCCCACAGCATGGCGCCGCGATAGTCCGGCACGAGCTCCCACGCCTGCCGCGCAGCATCCAGGCGCAGCCACTGGTATGGGCCTGGCTCGACGGTGGGCGCAAAGGCCACCACGTTCTCCGGCAGCGGCCAGGTGCCATCGGCAGAAGGGAATAGACGTACCGGGCGCAGGTAGGCGCCGGTGGCCAGGTCAACGCTGTGGCCGTAGCGGTGGGCAGGGGTATCCATAGGGCGTCCTCAGTAGACGATGCAATAGAGCATACCGACGCCGGCCGGCAGATTGCGTTGGCCGCCGGTGGCGGTGACGGTAGTGGCATGGGTGTGGTCGCCGGTGGCGGCGATGTAGATCTCATGGGCATGGCTGCCCGCCCCGTTCATGCCCACGTTGTGGGAATGGTGACCGCCGTCGTTGAGCCAGATGCCGGTTCCCGACGCGCTGGTTCCGACGTGGCTGGGCGAGGTGATACCCGCAGCGGACCAGCCGCCGCTGCCGCCGCCGGCATTGGGTCCGACCCAGGTATGGGCATGACCGGGATCGTTGACGTGATGGTTGTGCGAGCCCTGGCCGTCGGTCCAGCTGCCATGGACGTGATCGCCCACGCCGCTGGAGCTGGCACTATGCCCGTGGCCACCGGCACCGGCCGTGCTGGCCTCATGGGTGTGACCGATGACCTCGCCGTCGGTAGCGGTGCCGATTTGGCTCTGATCGCTTTGGTGCACCGGCACGGTGCCCTCGATCAGGTTGGGCACATTGAAGGTGCTGGCGCCATCGCCGTCGCCATAGCGGGTGCCGATGGCGGCAAACAGCGCAGCATAGGTCTGGCGGCTGACTGCAGCGCCATTGCACGGCAGGGTGCCGGCCGGGGCGGTGGCACCGGCAAAGGCAAACACCTGGCCCGGGATGTGCGTGCTGGCCGGTACGCCGGTCATGTTGGCCCAGTCCAGGTAGAACGCCCCGTGCTGGCCATCGAGCAGATCAGCGTCCAGGTCGTTGCCATCGCCTTCGTCCTTCAGAGCGGCGCCCTTGAGCTCGAGCAGGGCACGCAGGGCGGCCTGGGTGGCGGCGGCCAGTAGCTGTTTGGTCAGTGCATTGGGAGCACCCTTGCCCAGTCGATCATCGAGCGCAGCACGCATTGCCGTTGGCGTGATGGCTCGCTGCGCATCGCTGCCGGCGATCGCCTCGGCCGAGGTGGCCAACTCCACCACGCCCATTTCGGTGGTGGTGGCCGGTGGATTGAGAAACTCGGTGCTGCCAAAGGCGATGCTGGTGGCCTCCACATCGGTCAGGACCATATCGGCAGCCAGCAT